ATACTGCAGTTGGTGAATATCTAGATAAGGTCGTAGCTGACTATGGCATAACAAGAAAAGCAGCAACCCGAGCAGTTCGACAGGTTACAACCACCGGAGCTGTCGGTATCGGCACCCGATGGGGGATTAATGATACTACGTATGCAATCACCGCGCTATTGTCTACGAATGTCTATAGCGCCATCTGTGAGCAGGAGGGTGAATTAGGGAATACCTATTCCGGTTCACTTGAGAATATCGACAACGTATCCGGAGTCACCGCCACATTAGCGGCAGTCATTACATCCGGAGAAGATGAAGAATCGGACGATGAACTGAGAGCAAGATTTTATGCTTTAGTTCAATCAACCTCTACAAGTGGTAATGAAGCCGACTATAAAAATTGGGCTTTGGAAGTATCCGGCGTTGGCGGTGCGGAAGTGTTCCCTCTCTGGGATGGTCCAGGGACAGTAAAGGTATTGATTGTAGATACAAATATGGCAATTGATACTGCGCTAGAAACATCTGTGTATAGCTATATCGAGTCTGTCCGTCCGATCGGAGCTACTGTGACGGTTGACAGTCCATCCGGAAAGGCTATATTGGTAACGGCCGAGATCACCCTGGATGGATCAAAAACATATAGCGAAGTCGTATCAGCTTTTACTGCTTCCTTTACCTCATATCTGCAGGGAATCGTATTTAATACCTATGTAGTCAGTTATGCCAAGGTGGGCAGTCTATTGTTATCTACAGCCGGGGTTGCAGATTATACTGGACTGCAGATAAATGGAGGTACCGTAAACATATCAATAGGTGACGACGAAATGCCGGTGGCTGGAACAGTAACTCTGACGGAGGTGATGTGATGAGCTTGATGGAGCTATTACCGAGTTATTACGCCGGCAATGCTACAATGGAGGAGCTGCAGGAGATCCTCACAACCGATATAAACAACCTGGCAGCGCAATTTGATGAAACTATAAATGAGTGTTTTGTTAATACGGCTTCAAAGCTGCTCTCCAGATACGAGAAGATCTATGGCTTAGAGGTTGATGTTGCGAAGTCGGACGTATTCCGGAGAGAACGAATCAAGGCTAAGCTACGGGGAGTTGGTACCGTAACAAAAAAGATGCTGATCGAAACGGCCAGATCATATAGCAACGGCGAAGTTGAGGTTATCGAGGATCCAGGGGCATATAGTTTCAAGATTAAATTTGTTGGAACGATAGGTGTGCCCGCAAATATGGCGGATCTTACATTGACGATAGAAGAAATTAAGCCTGCACATTTAAGTTATACCTTTGAGTATGTCTTTAATACAAATGCTGTTCTAAGCGGATTTGCAAACGCCCAACTATCATATTATACGAATTACCAACTAAGAAATGAGGTGGTTTCATAATGGCAACACAAACGACGAACTACAATTTGATAAAACAAGGCCAGGAAGATTATTATAATGTCGACATCTTGAATGGAAATATGGATCTGATTGATGCCGCCTTGCAGGAGCATGAGGAAGTTATAGAGGAAGTTAATTCGCAGTTGGCTACGATTGCGGATGATTATACCAAGCAAATACCATATGCAGGGACAACAACAGGCGCAGCCAATACTTACGCAATTGCTGCTCCTGCAATTACTGCATTAACATCCGGGATGGCGGTGTGTGTTAAAATCCACATTGCTAGTACCGGGGCAAGTACCTTAAACTGGAATGGGAAAGGTGCAAAGGGAATTAAGAAATCCGGTGGCGCAGATGCTACGAATTTAAAAGCCAATGGTATTTATACGCTACGGTACGATGGAACGTCTTTTATATTACAGGGTGAAGGGGCAAGCGGAAACGCGACTGCATCCGATCTTCTCTCTGGCAAAACGGCAGCAACGGATGCAGGGGATATTACTGGTACAATGCCAGATTATAGGGGGGTGGACACTACACCGCATTCGGTAAATGGTGTAACAGGTGGCATATATGTACAACCTAAAACTGGCGCCTATAACCAAGTTGGGGCAGTGTTTGTTGAAGACCCAGACTTCGTAGCAGGTAATTTCTTAGCTACAAAGAATATGTTTGGGTTACAGGGCAGTATACCTGTGATGAACGGTGATTTAAATGGATACACCAGTATGAACTCTAAGATAGCAAACGTATGGTCAGCTAACACGGGTAGGTTACACTACCCAATACTACCCGGTGCTTATCTTGCTGTAGGAGATCCATCTGTACATGCAGGTATAGATACGCCAATGGGGTATATAGATGATCCGGATTTTGTTTCTGCTAACTTCTTAGCAACAAAGAATATTTTTGGATTACAAGGTAGTATACCAGACAGGAGTCTGGGACATACACAGGCTCAATCTGTAACATCAGGCAATGGTATAGTATATCTCGGTCCCCCGCCCGGTTACTATAACGGTGATAATGCTAATAATAACGCATGGGTGTATGCCGCTCATTCAGACTTTACACCTGCTAACATCCTAGCAGGCAAGTCACCATTCGGGTTGGCAGGTGCACTAGTGCCAGGTAAGAAAGTTGTAAGTGGTACAGCCTCTGTAAATGGCGCGGAATTTTTTAAGTATGCTGACGGTAGTACTACAAGTTCTCTTTATAGCATTACTGTAAGTGGGCTTACCTTTACACCAAGCTTGATAATAATCTACAGAAATGACGTTGGAGACGGCTACGAGTACAACACAGTGTATCGTGCTACTGGTAGGAGCTATCCCAAAATAGCTATGCTATCCATAAATAGTCCTAGTGTGTCACAAGTCAACGCATACAATGTACGTGCGGATGTTGCGCCTGCTTATATTAATTCAACTGGTTTTAAACTACCAGTACCAACAAATGGTACATTTAATTGGACAGCAATAGAATAGGAGGAAGCATGAAAACATTAATTATTTATGATCAGAACGGTAAGATATGGTCAAATATGTCAGGCAATTATGAGGTTCCGAACGGACTCCCTTACTTAGAGTTAGAAATACCAGAGGGAAAATATCCGGTATCCGTGGATGTATCTGGGACGGAGCCAACAGTTATATATGCGGAATACCCTAAATCGGAAACAGCAGTATTAAAGGAACAAGTAGACAATCTAACAATAGCCTTAGCGCAGATCATGGGGGTGTAGGATATGCCGAGTTGGAAATTATGTATTTTTGTTAGTGCAGTAAAGATTCGGTACGCTGCCGGCGAAGGCAGCTACGAAGAAATCTTAGCTACATACCCGAAATTGACCGAAGCGGAAAAAGCTGAGGTATTGGCTGTACTTACCGCGCTATAGATCACAATTGCGAACTAAATAATTTAACCAGGGAGCCTTTGGGCTCCTTTTATATTGCGAGGAAGGGTGGTTACATGCATGACAATTGAGATAGCTTTATTAATATCCGTTATATCTGCGTCCTGTGCGCTTTATTTCGGAGCATCAAGTAAAAAGAGAGGAGATACCACTGATATCGAAAGAAAAGCAGCTGAGTCAGCCACAATCAACGTCAAACTTGATCAGATTGGCGGAGATGTGCGCGATATCAAATATGATATGACAGCGGTTAAAAAGGATGTGCAGGCGCTTACCGAGAGAATGATTACGGTGGAACAATCAACAAAATCAGCCCATCACAGGATTGATGGTATAGAAGGGAAGGAATAATATTATGAATAATAAGAAATGGTTAAAAGCAGCTGGAACAAGAGCATTAAAGACGGTGGCGCAGACTGCAGTCGCTACGATCGGCACGGCAATGGTTGTGGATGAGGTTAATTGGATTATGGTTGCATCAGCTTCAGCTCTGGCCGGAGTGTTGTCGATACTGACCTCAGTTGCAGGTCTTCCGGAAGTGGAGGGATAAAGATGAGTAATTTAACAGGTAATGGTCTAGTGGAATTTTGCAAGACGAAACTGGGGACTCCATACGTATACGGGGCAAAAGGCAGCTATGGAGTACTGACACAGTCGCGTCTTAATAGCCTTATCCAAGCTTATCAGGATGTATTTTCAAATATCTACATAACCAAGGCTCGAAGGTTGGTCGGTAAAATCTGCACGGACTGCTCCGGCCTTCCGGCATGGTACACAGGTAAGATGTTGGGATCCTATCAGCTGTACTCTACGGCCTACACCAGGATTCCGGTAGCGAACTACAAGGATTTTGCAAATGGAGTTATTGTATGGCGCAGTGGACATGTAGGTGTGTTCTGCTGGATTGATGGGAAGCCATATGTCCTGGAAGCAAAAGGGATAGATTACGGCACAGTATTGTCCGAATTTGTTCCTTCAAAGTGGAAGTATGGCCTGACCTTTAAATACATCACATATGACTACAGTACAAATCTATCTTCCAACGCTACCTGGAAGGGCAGTAACCCGTACAAAGAGCCGACAGAGACCATTTATAAGGGTTGTACTGGAAACGGCGTTAAATGGGTGCAATGGGAGCTTGTAGAAACTGGATTTGATATTAAGATTGACAGAGATTTTGGGCCGGTTACCGAAAAGGCTGTGAAGGCATACCAGCAGAGCTGTAAGATTAAAGTAGATGGTAAGGTTGGGGAGATTACCAGGGCAGCGTTCAAAACAGATTAATATAAAGATACCCCGGTCATCACTGGCCGGGGATTTATTTGTTCGCTTATCTAAAAATTTAATTCGGTGGACATTGTCCGCATTTTGTCCACCGCCCCTAAATAAGCCATATGATTCAAAAGAATTTTTCTGTAAAGCATAGTATTTTTGTTTCAGTTTATCCATTGTTTTTTGCACACTCTAAGTAAGGATATACTATGAAGAATAACGTTACAAATTATAAGAACAACATACCGTTCATGTTGAGACAGTAATTCTGATGACGAAATGAGGTTCTGACACGAAAAATAAGGTTTGACCACAACATATAGTGGTTTGAAGCTGAAGTTTAGGTCGAAAACAGAAAAAAATGTCGCTTTTGACCTTGAAAATCCATAAAGCCCTTAAAAAAGAGGCATTGACTATTATTGCTAAAGCGAATAGGGTCGATCCACAAACCGTAACAAGTGTTAACAAAATTTTACTAACGGCATTGTATGCAAATTTTAATTACTTAATGCAAAATCAAACGGTAAGTTTTTAGGTCAGCATAAAAGACCTACAGACTTGCCGTTTTTTTATACCAAAAATCAGTAAGAGAGGAAGACGATGATGGCAAAGTTTTTTATATCTAGCTCAGAGTACAGGAGCTTAAACGTAAACGATAAACCATGCGTATATTTCCGCACTGCTCTATTCATAAGATAATATCGATAAAGTGTCAAAATTGTACAAGTTATTACACTTTTCACAATTTAAAAGGGGTTCTCATAAATACA